GCCGTCGCTGAGCACCATGTGGCAGGTGCTGCCGCCCATCCGGGTTTTGTCCTTGGTCACTTCCATGAACAGCGGCGATTTTTGGCCGTCCTTATAGACCGCCTCCTGCCCGCGCTTCTTTTGCTGGCTACCGCTTTGCTGCCCATTAGAGCCGCCCCCAGCGGTCGAATCCAAAGTGCCGACCATCAGGCCCCCGGCGCTCGAACCGCCCCCAGCGCCGCCCTGAGAGCCGCCCTGGCTTTGCACCGTCGCGTTCGACTCGGAATCCTTCTGCAGCAACTGCATCCGCACCGTCTTGTCCTGCGGTGCCGACCAGAAGCCGCCATCCTGCGACATATGCAATTGCTGGAAATCGCCGCGCCCGCGAAACATCGCGGTGTCGCCCTTCTGCAATTTGTAGAGCCGGTGACGCCGGTCATCCATGTTGCCGCTGACTGGAAAAGACCGATTGCTTCCCATGAAGCCGACGAAGGTTTCGGCGCACGCCTGAATTTTTCCGTCCTGTCCTTTCTCGGCGTCGAACACCACGCTCGTGAAACCGTAGTTCTGCGGTGATTCAATCTCGCCGCGCGACTCGTTGACATGAAAGTTTCCGGCCATCTCCTGCATGAACTTGGAATCGTCCACCTGATCGACGCAACTGCGCGAGCCGCCGCCGCAATAGCTGCGCATCGATGAATTCAGTGGCGTGGCGCGGTGCATGTCATCCTCACTTTTCGCGTATCCGAATATCCGGCGCAAATTTCTTGTCGGGAGTGGACGATGGATCGAGATTGAGATTGCCGTTGAGAAGGCCGGGCACGACCAGATCAAGCAAGGTTTCGGTGCCGTTCTGATTGTCCTGCATGAACGTTGCGGTTCGGATTTTGAGCGTCTGTTGCAGCATCGCCATCGGCGAGTTGACGAACACGTCGTCGAGCGGCTTCCACAACGCGGTGCCGCCGCGCAGCCAGCCTTGCACCGTGATGTTGGCCTGCACCTCGGTGCCGTCGCTCCATTTCTTTTCGGTGTCGGCGCGCTTCTGGACTTCGGCCTGCGACCACACCTCGTTTTCGAGCGGCGTGATCAATTTGCTGTAGGGAGCTTGGACGTTGCCTTGTGCCGTGGCTTTCAGTTCGCTCGCCTCTGGCCCGTCGCGCTCGTTGTTGGCGTGCGATTGGCCGCTGGCGTCCAGATGCATATACATCTGATCCTGCCGGATCGTGCACTGGCAGGATTTGATGTTCTGGCCTTCGACCAGATCGGCAACCTTGGGCGAGTTGTGATCGCCGATCAGCAGAAAGTTGCCTTCGTTGTCGGAGCCCATCACGACGCCGCGAAAGCGCGCGATGCGCTCGAGAAAATCCCAGATCAATTCGCCCTTCTCGTTTTGCAAATGAATGAACGGCGTCATGTCGATATTGCCGATGACGCGAAGCCCGACGCCATGAGGCGCAAGCACTTCCTGCGCGACTTGCTGAATGTTCTTCTTGTCGAAACTGCCGGTCTTGGTATCGACGCTTGATCGTGCCGGCGTTGACGTGTCGGTTGAGCCGATCAGCATCACGCCGTGCTGCGTGGCGTTGTAGGCAACCTGCCTGATTTCGATGATGCCGGTGCAGGCAAGTTGCCCAGCCAGCGTGATCGTGCACCGATCGCCGGGCTTGAACTGCAGTTTGGTCCAATCCGGAAATGCGCCGCCCTTCTTGAAGATCGGATCGCGTTCGGCGGCGGTGAATCGGAATTTGGTCGATGGATCATTCGCGAGCATCTGGACCCATACCGATTCCCAATCGTCGAACTTTTTCCCGTTGACCTCCAAGACGGCGATTTCGTCCGGCCTCGGCATGTTTCAAAACGGTCCAGTTGGTCCGTTATGGTTTCGGCTGCGGCGTGCCGACCGGCGAGATGGTGCCGGCGACCGCTTCACCCGCGACGATTGAAATGTCGGCGACCGTGATCAATTCGCGCGTGCCCGAACCGAGATCGGCATCGGCGGTCGCGGTGATTTGCACCTGACCAACCGGACCAAGCGGCACCACCGCAACGATCGTCGAGTCGCCGGTTTCCGGCGTGACAGAGCAAATCGATTCATCCGACGACGTCCATTCCACGTCGCCGTCAACGGCTGCGGGATTGCCTTCGGCGTCCACATACGAAACCTGCATCTTGACCATTTTATCGACGGGTAGCGTATACATAACATGCCCTTTCGCGGTGAGTGTGAAACGATCGTAAGTGACGGCGATCAGCGCAAAGATGTCTGGCGGCGGCTCGATCTCGACAAGCTGCAGCGGCGTGCCGAAGCTGATGACGATATCGAGTCGTTGATGCGCCGGCCCGTTCATGCCGATAACGCCTTGCCGATCATCGGGCAGAACGCCGGATGCACGACTTTGTTTTCTTCGCGGAGTTCATCGCAGCGTGAGGCGTCGTCATAGAGTTTGTACGATATGACCAGCGATGGAAGCCCGCTAAAGAATTGGAAGTTGACCATGCGAGGAAGCGGACGCGCGGTTGCGACCAGATGCGCCACCATCGTGCCGTTCAGCTTGATCAGGGCTTGGAACATCACCTGATCCATGTCATCGGCTGCAATTTCTTGCGCGTCGGCAAACGGCTGAAACATCTGCTTTTTGATTGCGTCCACGTCCTGTCGGCTGACGAAATCCGTGTCGGCAATCATGCGCGCCTCGGTCGCGAGACAAAGCCGGATGCCAGCATTCTGTACGATCTTGCCGCCGAGCGTTGCTGGCGTTTCCTGTTCGAGCCCGATGCGGACTTGATCAATCCGCTGCATCGATGCGCCAGCCTGCCGCGCCAGGTCGAAGCATGAGTCGAGCGGCGGCCCGAGTCCATTCTCGATGCAAAACTTGAATGCGTTGACCCGCGTGTCGCTGATCGTCGTGCGCGCTTGCAAGCCGGTGCGCCCTGACGCTGGCACCGTCGCGATCAGGTTTGTCAGCATCCGATCGACAATTGGCGCAGCCTCTTCGGCGTCAGTACGTCTCATATGTTCACTTGGCCTCTTCGGGTTCTTTGGCGAGATCGTTCTGCACTTCGGTGCGAACCGATTGGCTGGCCTCGGTGACGGCTTCGCTTGTTGCGGTGTTCGTAACCGTCAGCAACGGATCAAGGCCGTATTCCTGAAACGTCATATCAATCGTGCAATAGCCGCCGAACTTTTCCTCTTCGTTGACGCGGTAGCGCGGGCAGACGACTAGCTGCGCAAATTGCGTCGGCAGTTGCAACGTGCCGGGGCCTTCGGCTTCAAGCGCAGCAATCAGCGCGTCACGCACGCGGGTGTAATCAAGCGTGTGCAAGCCATCGCCGGCATCGAACGGAAACACGATGCAATAGGCGCGGATCGTGAAGTCGCGCGCCTTGCGCCCCATGTCCTCGGCATAGGGATTGTCTTTCTTCGGAAACTCGTGCTCGACAATTCGGCGACCGCTTTCACGCGCGTTGGTTTCGCAATGGAAGCGTGCGCCGTTGAATGATGCCGGCATGAGCCGGCTGCGCCAGATTGACGGCAGTGCAAAGATGTCGCTCATGGCAACGGCATGCCTGACGACAATTCAGGCCCCTTCTCGGCTTTGTCCATCTGCGTCTGCCGATTGATTTTTACGTCCTTGAACAAGCCGCCGCCGGCCGCCGAGACGTCGGTGCCTTTCGGCGCGTTGACGTGGACGCTGAGCTTGCCGGTGCCTTCAACCTTCGTCGCGCCGTTCTCTTCATCCATGCGGCGGCGATAGGAATCCAGCAAGGATTGCTCTGACAGGATCGGCGAGCGGAACGTCGCCTTGTCTTGCTCTTCGCGATATTGTCCGTAGTCCTTCAACCATGGCACCGCCTCGATGGCATTCTGCTGCGGCTCTGCAGCCGGAATGGAGGATGATTGATCGCCGCCCGTGTAGGCACCGACACCGGGCACGCCGCGCCCATACTTGCCCATGCGGCTTGCCATAGGGCCGGCGGCCGGTTTCAAGTATCCTTTGACAAATAGCTGTGCTGCCTCGCCAGGGCTTTTCGCATTCTGCATGCGCTTCCACAGGCCCGGATAATTTTCCTTCAAGTTCTTGGCTAGAAATTCACTCTGCAGTGAAGGATCACGCCAGTTGCCATCGGGATGATTCTTGGCAAGCCACGCCGAATAGTTATTCCATTCCTCCGCACCTTCCTGATAGAGCCCGTGAGCATATGAGCCTTCGGAGCCGGGATGCCGACGCGCATAGCCCGGTTGATCGAACTCACGAGTGTTCGGATTGAACGCGCTTTCGTCGGCGATGTTGGCGAACACGCCCGCAATCATCGACTCCGACATGCCGCCTTTGCGCAGAGCGTCCGCCGCAATCTGCGCGACTTGACGTTTGGATTGCGTCATGCGCGGCGCACCGGCTGCGCCTCTATCAACAGTAGCGTCACCGCCACCGCCGCCACCACCGCCGCCACCCAACGCGCGCGGCACTGCGCCGCCTTCGGGGACTACGGAATAGCCACCGCCACCAAAGCCACGACCACCACCGCCGCCGCCCGGCGTATATGCCGCGTTTTGGAATCCACCACCACCACCGGCACCACCGCCGAGTCCCATCGCGCTGCGCAACAGATCATTCAATTGCTTCAACTGATCCGTGTTGGCGTCGATGCCCTTCTGATGATCTTCCAATTGAAATCCGGCTTGATGCAGCAACGGATTGCCTTCGACGCCGAGACCGCGATAGCTTTGCTTCTGCAGAATCTGCGGCGGCGCACCTTCCCACGGTGTCAGTTGCTCATTCGGATTGGGCCAGCGACTGTTGAAATCACCCTTGGGCTTGATGCGGCCGGTGTTCTCCAACCATTGGCGATAGGCTTGTCGCGGACTGGTGATGCCTTCCTCTTCGCCCTTTTCAGCCGCTCCGGTGAATCGCTCCAAAAGATTCTTGAACGCTTCAAGCGGCCCGCTGATGATCTTAGTCCACATTCGCATTTGAATGTTTTCGATGTCCTCCTGCAGCGATTTGATTTTGCCCCACGTTTCCGAAAGATGATCGGCTTCCTTGTTTGCTTGATCCAGCACGCGCCGTCGGCCCGCACCCATCGGCTCAAGTTCGTCGGCGGCACCGAGTTCGGGATTGTAGCCGAGATATTGCTCCATGAACTTGCGCCGGACTTCGGCACCTATGGCTTGCCCTTGCGGTCGCCCGGTTCGCGGATCGATTCGTGCCGCCGCATTGCGTTCGACGTCGATGCCCAACTGACGGGCCTTTTCCAATTGCTTGTAAAGGTCGGTTTCGCGCTCAAGGTCTTCGAGCCGCTTGCGCATCGCGGGTTGCTGCGCGATATCGGTCTGCTGCAGGATTTGCATATTCAATCGCGGATCGCGCCGTAGTTCGCTCATCCGCGTCACGAACTTGGTCAGATATTGTTCTACTTCTTGAAGCTTGGGGCCGTAGACGCCGAGTTGATCGGCAATGTTTTTGATCGTGTTGCGATCGACGCCGATGTTCTTTGCGACTTGCCCGATATCGCGCACCTTGTCGGCATACTCGGTGAGCCGATTCATTTGCTCTTTCATCTCATAGCCGAACGCCGCAACGCCCGCGATGCCGCCGAGAAAGCCAAGCCGCAGCATGCCGAGAGACTTGATCGCCTCGCCGAAACTGCCGGTCATCCTGATAAGAGTCTCGGTCAGCGCCTTCGCGCCTTCGTTGATCTTCTCGATATGCTTCGGCGCACCACCACCGCCGCCACCTTCGCCAAGGTCTTGAATGCTCTTTCTGACCTTGTCGATGCCCGGTGTGATGTTATCGACCAGCGTGAGGATCAGCTTTAGCTCTTCTTGCTCCGTCGCCATTGTTATTCGTCCTCGCTCTGCGACGCCTTCTGTGATTGCGACACTTCGAATGTGCGCTTCATGTGCAAGCCGACTTCGCTGATTGTCATGGAGAGAAACACGTCAGGGCTGACGTGATACCAGCGCGCCAAGCGGTAGCAGTCGAGAATAAGTTCTTGCTCGCTGCCTACCAAGCCGCTGGATCGGGAAGAAAAAAACGCTGCAGCTTATAGGCGCACGTATTCCAATCGCGCGGATGCATTTCCTCGATGAACGGCGCGAGCACGCCCGACAAGGCCGCGATCATGTACGTCATCTTGCGCTCGTCGTGCACGATATCGCCGGCCGCATTGAAGCGCACCGGATTGCCATAGCGGTTGATGTCGCCCGCGCGCGGCTCGCGGAGAAACAATTCCTTGATGTCGCCGCCGCGACCATCGGGGATTGGTTTCCGCAGACGAACTTGGATCGGCCATTCGTCGCCTTCCAATGGCGGGAGATCGGCCGGCGAGTCTTCCATCTCTGGCGGCGGCATCGTGCGCGCTTTGCGCTCCGGTTCGGCGTCGATGGTTTTGGTTGGCTTTTCTTCCTCAACGAAGCCTTCACGCTTCTGCCCAATATTCATAGGCTAACCTCCTGACACGTGACGCCTTCCCAGCGCACGCGCACTTGACCGTCTCGGGTGTTGTTTTCGAAGCCGCCTTTGCACGTGCCGCCGGTCAGGATGTACTGCATGTTGTTGGCGAGTTGCGCGACCACGGTCACGTCAGTTTCGCCGAGCAAATCCTCAAGGAAGAATCCGGGGACAGTTGATAGATCGCCTTCGATGTACGGCACGCGCGGCAATTCCTGATAGCCGTGCACGCCGTCTTGTCCTGCGATCATGGTGCGCTCGACCGGCGACGGCGACACCGTGAAGTTGCCGCGCAGCGCCAGTTGCGTCCCATCGACCGTCAGAAACGCGATGCCTGCAATCCTTTGGGCCATGGCTCAATACTCCTTTGAATTTGGATTGGTTTACGGATTGCCGGATGCCGCGTTGAATGGCGGTTGCGGTTGACCGATGATCGCCGTGTCGATGCCGCGATCGTATTGCAGCCGGAATTGCGCCAGCACCGCGAAGATGCGCAACTGATTGATCAGATCAGGCGGATACAGCACGTTGACGCGGTTCGGATCGTTCGGATCGCGCTCGACCAACAGATGGCGCTTGAAGTTCGAAAGGTCTTCGACCAGCCCGTTATACATATCCTGCTGATACTGATTGATCAGTTCGGCCTTGATGATGCCGGGAGTGACGATGGCCTGACCGGGGCCGAACTTGGTGCCGTCATTGGCAAGCTTGTGACGCGGGAATTTCGAGGTGATGGCTTGCTTCTGATTGCGCAGAAGTTTCGCCAGCGTCGCAAGCGTCGTCATCAGTTCATAGGCGTCGTCAGGCTGACCATAGAGATTGAGTTGATAGTTGGTTTGTTCTCGCGCGATCATCGGTTGGTTGTCGCTGCCGATCTTTTGGATCGCGACGCCGTTCGAGGCCAGCGAATTGAGTTCGTTGAACCGGAAGCGCTGATTGAGCGGTGCCGCCTTGATCTGGTTCAAGCTCAACGCCTGCAGCGGTCGCGCCGGATCATTGATGAAAGCGCGCTGCGTCTTGGCGGCATAGGCCGCTGCCCATTCGAACACGGGCGAGGGACTCCCGACCTCGACGCCCATCGCCGAGATCACGCCGCTGTTCTGCGTGTCGCCCCATGCCAGCAACGCGGCATAGGTGCCGCGCTTGGCCGAGATGATGTGGCCGAACAGTTCGCGCATCCAACCCCAGCGCCCGGTATCGGTGAAACCATATTCTTGGTCCCACGCGACCAGCGACACGCTGTCGGTGTACGGCATCGCGACGTATTCGAATGGCGTCTCGCCGAGATTGGAAATCGCATTAGTGAAGAGTGGCGAGCCGCTGCCGCCCGTCAGGAAGCCGGTCGCCGGCAACGTCATCACCAAACCTGGCGGTGAAGCCTCGCCGCCAATTGTGCCGTAATAGTTCACCGACACGCTGATGTCGTTGGCGTTGATGCTCTTGAACTTCGAAGTGAGCGTGACAACGCCGGCCGCGTTGGTCGCCGACACCGGCAGACTAGGATTGGCCGTGATCGCGGCCACGAGCGCCGCCGCCATCGTCGTGGCCGTGTCCGTAGGCACGACATTGACCGGGACATTATCACCGGCAATGTAGAACGAAATGGTGCCAGCCGCCGTTGGCGGTGTTGTGAACGTCACCGTGCCGACACCTGCCGCCGCGCCGCCCGCTTCGGCCATCGGCAGGCC